GCATTAAATAGTGAAATTTTAAATTATAATTCTAATCTAGAAGATCTAGTAAATGAATTAGAAGAAGTTCAAACAAAATCCTCAAGCATTACATTTTCATCTAAAAAATTAAAAAGTCTATTAGGATTAGATGGTAAAGTAGAACAAAGGAAAAATTCAATACAAGAGGAAATTGATTTTTTTAAAACTCATTCGGTATGTCCTACTTGTAAGCAAGACTTACAAGTTGAATTTAAAAATGAGAAAGTAAAAGAAATTTCTAAATTATATGATGAGTTAATAAAAAATCATCAAGAACTTATTGAGGCAATACAACAAGAAGAAGAAAAAGAAAAACTGTTAGAAGAAACAAATAGAAAAATTAACATACTCACTTCGAATATAAAAAATATAAAAAATAAAATAGCATTAAATCAAAAAAATATTGATATTATTAACAATGAAATAAAACATATTCATAGTAAAATTGATAATCAAAGTGAAGAGGAGGAAATTCTTTCTGGATTAAAAAAAGAAAAGGCAAAATTAGTTAAAACTTATAATAAGTGTAAAGAAGCTCTCCATTACTTTGAATTTTCACATTTACTAATGAAAGATGGTGGAATTAAATCTAAAATTATTCAAAAATATCTTCCCATCATTAATATACAAATCAACAAATATTTACAAATGATGGATTTGTATATTAATTTTAATCTAGATGAAGAGTTTAAGGAAACTATTCAAACTCCATTACATGAAGGATTTTCATATAGTTCATTCTCTGAGGGTGAAAAACAAAGAATAAATCTAGCTACAATACTAGCCTGGAGAGAAATTTCTAGAATTAAAAACTCTGCTAATTGTAATTTAATATTTTTTGACGAAACATTAGATAGCTCGTTAGATGCTTCTGGTATTGATGATTTCTTGAAGATTATTAATTATGTTATTGATAAAGCAAACATTTTTGTAATATCTCATAGAGAAGGTTTTGATGATAGATTTAATAAAGTTTTAGAAGTTAAAAAGATAAATGGCTTCAGCAAAGTCTTCTCTTGACTTTGCTGAAAATACGTGTTAAAATTAATTGGTAATTATTATGGGGGTTTTATGAGTGAAGTTCAAAATCATCTTTGGAAATACAATGAAGATAGAATTCTAAAAGATATTGAAGATTACGTAACTAGTACATATCATGGACATTATTGTGGAGATGAAAGTGGGTATGAAGACATACAAACCATAGACTTAATGGCTGCTAAAAAGCTTGCAGCTTCATTTTGCCAGGCAAATATTCTAAAATATGGTAGTCGCTATGGAGATAAAGAAGGTCGAAATAAGAGAGATTTAATGAAAGTTATTCATTATGCTATGCTACTTCTTCATTTTGATGGACACTATCGTCGTACTCCAAATGGTCTAACTGAATTTAAATGATTATGAAATTATCTGATAATACAATCACTATTTTAAAGAATTTTTCTAGTATTAATCCAAGTATCTATATTAGGAGTGGAAATACTATTAGAACAATTGCTATGTCTGGAAATATTGCAGCAGTAGCAAAAGTCCAAGACAATTTTGAAACTGACTTTGCAATTTATGACCTAAATCAATTTTTGAATGGACTTAAACTTTATGAAAATCCAGAACTAGATTTTTCAAAAGAAAATTGTGTTCTAATTAAACAAGGAAAACATAAAATTACTTACCGTCTTACTGACCCATCACTAATCTTTGCCGCAGAAGATAGAGACATTAAACTTCCATCTCAAGATGTTTGTTTTATATTAAAAGAAGAGCAATTTGAAAAACTTCTAAAAGCTTCTAGTGTTTTTGGCCTTCCAGATTTTTCTGTAGTTGGTAATGGGGAGCAAATTACTCTTCAGGTATCTCAAAAGGAAAATTCATCATCGAATGAGGTTTCAATTGTTGTTGGGGAAACAACAGAAGAATTTACTATGAATTTTAAGACAGAAAATCTTAAAATTATTCCTGGAAATTATGAAGTAGTAATTTCCAAACAACTTATCGCACAATTTACAAATCAAGATTTTGATCTGACTTATTATATTGGATTGGAGAGTGATAGTAATTTTTATTCTTGATATTTAATTTTTGTTATGGATTTTTTATTTTATTTGAGTCCGGTAGGACAACAAATTCTTAGTAATGTAATGCTTAAGAATTTTAAGGTTCAAGAAAATGCACCTATGTGTAAAAAATATAAAGAGTTATTTGGTATTACTACCCAAGGTAAATTTATAGTTTGTACTGATAATATTAAAAATACTATTAGTCCAGTAGACTATTATGTAAATGAAACTGTATATCATGAAGCAGTTCATGTAGCCCAAGCTTGCAAACGAGGACCACTTGGAATAAAAAATCCACATCTATCACCAGAAAAACTAAATGATGTAAAACGTTCTACGAAATATAATAAAGATGCCTTTACTTATGAAGTAGAGGCTTATTATTTGGAAGACAAACCTGAAGAGGTTCTTTCATACATTAAAAAATACTGCTTTTGATTTATTATGATGAATGATGATTTTCTTTTTGTTAATAAGTATGCACCAAAAACAGTAGAAGAATGTATTTTACCTGAAAGTATTAAAAAATTCTTTATTCAAGTAAGAGACAATAAAGAAATTCCAAATCTTATTCTTTCTGGCTCGCAGGGTATTGGTAAAACATCTCTAATTCTTGCTCTATCTAGAGAGCTAAAAATGGATTTTATGATGATTAATGGTTCTGAAGAAGGTCGATTTATTGATACTATTAGAAATAAAGTTCAGTCATATGCTTCTACGGTTTCACTAACTAATAATACTGGTAAAAAAATTCTTCTGATTGATGAGGCAGATAATTTAACACATGATACTCAATTAGCACTACGTGGAGTGATTGAAAAACTTCAAAAAAATTGTGTATTTATTTTTACTTGCAACTATAAAAATAAAATACTACCTGCTTTGCACTCTAGGTGTTCTATAATTGATTTTATCATTCCTCCAAAAGAAAAACCAAAACTAGCATTAGAGTTTTTCAATAGAATTAAACAAATTTTAAAAGATGAGAATATTGAATATGAAGATAAAATTCTTGTTGAATTAGTCCAAAAATATTTTCCAGATTTTCGCAGAACTCTTAATGAACTTCAAAGGTATACCTCTACTGGAATTTTGGACCTTGGCTCCATAAGTGCATCATCTCAAAAAAATATTGAAGAGTTAATGTTGTATCTTAAAGATAGGAACTTCAAAGAAGTAAAAAGATGGACAGTCCAAAATGTAGATAATGATGTATCTAAATTATATCGTCAAATATATGATGAATTGTTCAAAGTTTTGGTACCATCAACACTACCTTCTGCAATTATACTTTTAGCAGACTATCAATACAAAAATAGTTTTGTTGCTGATTCTGAAATTAATCTGTTGGCTTGTTTAGTAGAAATAATGTCCGAGTGTGATTTTATATGAGTAATAATCCATTTGATTGGGTAAAAAGTATAACTGAAACTAAAGAAAATTTATTAACTGAAGATACTAAAAAACAGTATAATCCATTTATAGTAAATAAAGCACTATCACACCATCTTGATTGTGTTCTATTTGCAAATGAAATGAATACTAGAAATTATCTAGATAAAGATATTCAATATACTTTTCTAATAAATTCAATAAGAAAGTCTAGGCGTTATTCTAATTGGGAGAAAAAAGATATTGATGATAACTTAAGATATATCAAAAAATACTACAATTGTAGTAATGATAAGGCTTATCAAGCTTTGAAAATTTTATCAAAAGACCAAATTGCCTATATAAAGAATAAACTTGAAACTTTTGGACTTGACTAAAAATGAATACCAATTATGAAACTCGTGTAGAATGGACTCCTGATATGATGCTTGAAGTTAAATTGTCTGAGCCTGATGATTTTTTAAAAGCAAAAGAGACTCTTTCTAGAGTAGGAGTATTATCTAAAAAAGATAATACTTTATATCAATCAGTTCATATTCTTCACAAAAAAAGTAAATACTATCTAGTTAGTTTTAAAGAACTTTTTCTTCTTGATGGTAAGTATAATAATCTTACAATAAATGATATTCAAAGACGAAATCGTATTGCATATCTTCTTCAAGATTGGGGACTTGTGAAAATTGTTGAACCTGATAAATTTCAAGATGTGTGTCCTATGAATCAAATTAAAGTTATTCCATATAAAGAAAAAAATAACTTTAATCTCGTTTCAAAGTATACGATAGGTAAAAAACCATCAAAAGAAGTAGAGGAAGAATGAAAGCCGTAATTAAAAGGTAGGTAAACACTACCTACTTTTTATTGAGTTTTCTTTTAATTTGCGATTAAATATTTGTGATGGGAGAGAGGTTGCAACCCCCCATTCGCTAAAGATGCCTATTGGGTCTTTAATTTAAACTCGCTTACTAAAGGAGAATACAATGGTACTAACTAAATATAATACTTCAAATCTATCGAAACTTTTAAATGAGATTGATAGAATTTCAATAGGTCTTGAACCTTGGTTTACCAGTTTAGATAATGCATATACAACTTCAAATTATCCTCCATATAATGTGGTAGATATGGGGGATGGTAAAAAAAGACTTGAAGTTGCAGTTGCAGGATTTTCTAGAAATGAGATTAGCGTATTTACCGAAAAAAATCTTCTTACTGTTGAAGTTCAAAAAGATGTTAAAGTAGAAGAAATTTATCATCATAATGGTATAGCAAAACGGAACTTCAAACGTTCTTGGACTTTAAGTGATGATGTAAGAGTTGATGATGTTAGACTTATTGATGGACTTCTTACAGTAGATTTGACTACTATTATTCCAGAACATCAAAAGCGTAAATCTTACAATATCCGCTAAATAGTTTGCTACCCCCAAATACGTCGGCAAATAAGCTTCGTTCCTGCATTCACCAGGTTTGACGAAGCTATTTTTTTATGCTAAGATAAATTATACTTTTTAGGAGTCTTATGATACAGGGAATTGTGATGAAGAATGGTAATATTTTTATTACCTCTAATATAGAAAAGATCGTCCCAGATGATTATAATGATCCAGACTTAGAAATTACACAACCTCATTTAGTAGAAAAAGTAAATATTACAAACTCTATAACTCTTAAACCATTTTTGGGAGATTATACAAATCAAACTATATTTTCATTTAGAACTGAAGATGTATTAACATTGTTTTCACCCACAGAAAGTTTGATTGAAGAATATAAGCAAAAAACTGGAGTTCAAGAACAACTAGAACTTAAAATTGAGGAGGATTTAAATTGAAGTTTTATACAAATGTATCTCAACGATTTGATAAGTTTTTGGTTCGTGGTTATGAAAATGGTAGAAAATTTATTGAAGAAGTAGATAATTATCGTCCTACTTTGTTTGTTCCAAGTAATAAGAAAACTGGATATACTACTCTTGATGGAAATCCTGTAAAACCTATACAGCCTGGAACTCCCAGTGACTGTAAAGAGTTTTATAAAACATATAAAGATGTTGATGGGTTTGAAATTTATGGAATGGATAATTATATTTTCCAGTATATTTCAGACACTTATACTGAAGAACGAATTAATTATGATACTTCGATAATGAAAATTTATGCAATTGATATTGAGGTTTCATCAGAAAATGGCTTCCCTAGTCCAAACGATTGTATAGAAGAACTTCTTACAATTACACTTCAAGATTTTAATACTAAAAAGATTACTACTTTTGGAGTTAAACCTTATAATAATACGAGGGATGATGTTGATTATATTTTGTGTAATGATGAAAAAGATTTATGTTATAAATTTTTAGATTTTTGGGAAGCCAATTATCCAGATATTATTACTGGATGGAATACAAAAGCATATGACCTACCATATATTGTCGGAAGATTTAGTAAAGTAGTTGGAAATTCAGAAACAAAAAGATTATCTCCTTGGGGAGTAGTTTTCAGCAAAGAATTAATTACTACTGCCGGTCCTATGATTGTGTGTGATTTACTAGGAATAGCAAATCTTGACTATATGGAAATTTACAAAAAATTTACATATACTACACAAGAAAGTTATGCATTAAATCATATTGGTGAAGTTGAACTTGGTGAGAAAAAACTAGACCATAGCCAATATGATACATTTAAAGATTTCTATACTAATGATTGGCAACTCTTTGTAGATTACAATATTCAAGATACAGTTCTTATTGGAAAACTTGAAGATAAACTTAAACTACTAAAACTTTGTATTATGATGGCTTATAATGCAAAGGTTAATTATGCTGATGTATTTTTCCAAGTAAGATTATGGGACGCAATTGTATACAATTATTTAAAAAGTAAGAATATAGCAATTCCTCCTAAAAATAATGTAGATAAAGATGAAAAATTTGATGGAGCTTATGTAAAAGAACCAACTCCTGGTATGTATGATTATGTTGTGAGTTTTGACCTCGCTTCTCTATACCCCAGTCTCATTATGATGTTCAATATAAGCCCCGAAACAATTGTTGATATTAGGCATCCTAATGCTAGCGTAAATAATATCTTAAATAAAGTTATGGACCCATCTCTATATCCAGATTATGCAATTGCAGCTAATGGATGTATGTATAGAAAAGATATGTTGGGCATTTTCCCAAAGCTTATTGCTGAAATGTTTAGTAAGCGTAAATCTTATAAAAAGAAAATGCTTGAGTTGCAACAACAATATGAAAAAACTCCATCAAATGAATTGGAAAATCAAATTAGCGAGTATAGTAGTTTTCAACAAAATATTAAAATTAATCTAAACAGTTTATATGGAGCTTTAGGAAATCCAGGATTTAGGTATTATCGTCTTGATAATGCAGTAGCAGTAACATCATCAGGTCAAACTGTTATTAAATGGATTGAAGGTAAATTAAATGGATATCTAAACAAACTTGTTGGTACGACCGACAAAGATTATGTTTTAGCTATGGATACTGATAGTACATTTTTGTATATGGGTCCATTTGTTAATAAAGTTTTTAAAAATAAACTTCCGGAAAAAGATAAAATTGTAGATTTTCTTGATAAAGCCTGTGCTACCAAGTTTCAAGAATTTCTAGATGAATCTTTTCAAGAACTTGCAAACTATACAAATGCATACGAAAATACTCTTTATATGAAGAGGGAAACCATTTCAGATCGTGGAATATGGACTGCAAAGAAAAGGTATATCCTTAATGTTTGGGATAATGAAGGTGTTCGTTATGAGAAACCAAAGATTAAGATTAAAGGTATGGAAGCAGTCCAATCTTCTACTCCAGCAATCTGTAGACAGATGCTTAAAGATGCTGTTCCAATTTTAATGACTGGAACTGAAGACGATATGATTAGTTATATTCAAAAGTGTAAATCTACATTTATGAGTTTAACTCCGGAGCAAGTATCATTTCCAAAGTCTGCAAATAATTTAGCTGTATATTCTCATGTACATGACATTTATAAGAAAGGAACTCCATTACAAGTAAGAGGAAGTTTGCTTTATAATTATCACATCAAGCGTAAAAAATTGGACCATAAATATCCTCTAATTAAAGAAGGAGAAAAGATTAAATATACTTATTTAAAAGTTCCTAATCCAATTAGAGAAGATGTTATTTCATATATTCAAAATTTTCCAAGAGAGCTTGACTTAGAAAAATATGTAGATTATACTACACAATTTAATAAATCATTTCTAGCTCCATTAACTCGTATCTTAAATGCTATTGGGTGGAGAACAGAAAAAAGAGTAAATTTAGCAAACTTTTATTGTTGAGGTAATTAAATGGAATCACTATTAAAAGAAATTGTAAAAGAGATTGGAGGAGATTATGCTTCTCTAGCATCGGAGATAAATGAAACTGAAAGATATGTAGATACTGGTAGTTATATTTTTAATGCTCTTGTAAGTGGGAGTATTTTTGGGGGAGTTTCTGGAAATAAGATTACTGCAATTTCTGGAGCCAGTTCAACTGGAAAAACTTTCTTCGCACTAGCAGTAATTAAACACTTTTTAGAACAAAATCCGGAAGGATATTGCCTTTATTTTGATACTGAAGCGGCAATTACTAAATCTCTACTTGAAAGTAGAGGACTTGATATTAGTAGAATTGTGGTAATTAATGTAGTGACTGTAGAGGAGTTTAGAACTAAAGCTCTAAAAGCAGTAGATATGTATATGAAAAAGTCAAAAGATGAGCGCAAACCTTGCTTCTTTGTTTTAGATAGCCTGGGGATGTTGTCTACAAATAAAGAAATTGGTGATGCACTAGCAGAAAAAGAAGTTAGGGATATGACTAAAGCTGCATTAATTAAAGGCGCATTTAGAATGCTTACTCTTAAATTAGGTCAAGCAGAAATTCCTATGATAGTTACTAATCACGTATATGCTAACGTTGGTGGATATGGACCGCCTACAGTTCAAAGTGGAGGTTCTGGAATTTTGTATTCTTCTTCAACAATTATAGAACTGTCTAAATCTAAAGAGAAGGAAGGTGTAGAAGTTGTTGGTAATATTATTAAAGCTAGAACTTATAAGTCTCGTTTAAGTAAAGAAAATCAAGAAGTTGAAACTAGACTATTTTATGATGAGAGGGGGCTAGACCGTTATTATGGTCTTCTTGAACTTGCAGAACGGCACGGAATATTCAAAAAAACTGGAACACGGTATGATACCCCTCACGGACTTCATTATGGCAAAACAATTTATGCAGAACCAGAAAAATTCTTTACACCTGATATAATGGAACAACTTGATGAGGCTGCAAAGAAGGAGTTTTCCTATGGCATCTCTATGTGATTTTATTCATATCTGTGATAAAAATTTAGATGTTGATACTTGTAATCAATTAATTGAACTATTTAATACTAACTCTATGGATAGTAGTTATAATCTAACAGATAATCGAGAAGTATCTTCTGAAATAACTACTATTCATAATAATTTAGTTAAAAAAGTTATTGAGGCTAGGGACGAATACTATCAATTTTGCTTTAAGGAAGTATTTCCAGAAACTCACGCATTTGAAAAATTTGTTATTACTAAAATAACTCCAGATATTGAAGATAGTGTAGTCTGGGTTGATATTCATTCATATGAAGATGCTAGAAGGTTTTTAAAATTTACTTGGTATCTTAATGATAATAAGGCTGGACAAACTACTTTTTTAGATTTGACTATTCAACCAGAACAAGGTAAGTTAATCATATACCCACCTGTTTGGCTTTTTCCACACAAAGAACTTCCACCAATAGAAGAACCAAAATACATACTAACAACTTACTTACATTATAAATGACGGAAAAAGTAGAAACAACTATTCTAAGAAATCTTTTATTCAACGACAAATATTGTAGAAAGGTTTTACCTTTTATTACTCCAGATTATTTTGATAATCCTTACGAAAAAATTCTATTTGAAGAAATTAGTAAATTTATTGTCTCTTACGATGATTTAGCAACTAAAGAAGTTTTACTTATTGAAGCAGAAAAAAGGAAGGATATTACTGATGATGGATATAGAACAATTTGTGAATATATTAAATCATTAGATGATAGTCAGGTAGATTTAGATTGGTTAATTGATACTACTGAAACTTGGTGTAGAGATAGAGCAATTTATTTGGCTCTAATGGAAAGCATCAAAATTGCTGATGGTGATGATGATAAAAGGGGGAGAGATGCTATTCCTGGAATACTTCAGGAAGCACTTTCAGTATCTTTTGACGAACATATCGGTCACGATTTGATTGAAGATTACGAAAGGAGATTTGAATATTATACTCGCCAAGAAGAAAAGTTACCTTTTGATTTGGAATATTTTAATAAAATTACTGGCGGTGGATTATCTAAAAAAACTGTATTCCTTATTATGGCTGCTCCTAATGCAGGTAAGTCGTTAACTATGTGTTCTTTTGCATCTGCATTTCTAGCACAAAATAAAAATGTGCTTTATATTACTCTAGAAATGGCTGAAGAAAAGATAGCCCAAAGAATTGATGCTAATTTATTAAATGTGAATATTAGTGAATTGGAAAAACTTCCAAAAGATAAATTTGAAAATAAAATTGTTAAACTAGCTCAAAAAACTCACGGCAAATTAATTATCAAAGAATACCCAACTTCTTCGGCACACGTAGGTCATTTTAAAGGTCTATTGAACGAGCTTTCATTAAAGAAGCATTTTAAACCAGATGTAATCTTTATTGACTATCTAAATATCTGTGCATCTTCAAGATATAAGAGCAACTCTGGAGTTAATTCTTATACTTATATCAAAAGTATTTCCGAAGAGTTAAGAGCACTTGCCGTTGAATATGGAGTTCCAGTAGTAACTTCAACTCAAGTTACTAGAGGTGCGTCTACATCATCAGACCCCGATATGGCTGATGTATCAGAAAGCTTTGGTGTAGCAGCAAACGTAGATAATATCGTTGCACTTATTAAAACAGAAGAGCTTGATAATATGGGTCAAGTAATGTTTAAGCAAATTAAGAATAGGGATAATGATGTCTCAAAATATAAGAGATTTGTTGTTGGAGTTGATAGAAATAAAATGAGACTTTATGATGTAGAACAAGACGCACAAGTTGAAGCACTTGACGAAGCATTAGATGAGCCGTATACTTATGAAGAACCAACTAACAAAAAAGACAAATTTTCAAAGTTTAAATATTGAGGAGTTTATGGACGAACAAATTATTGATAGTCAAAAATATATTGAGTTTGTAAAACAAACTACAAGTCCTGCAAGTAGTGATATCAATGTTCTTATTGATAGAATTAAAGAACTTGATGGAGAGGGAGTGAAACTTACACACCTACTTACTTTTGCTCTTGGTGCATCTGCTGAGATGGGTGAAGCAATTGAAATTATTAAAAAATGTCTACTACAAGGTAAACCATTTAATGATGATGCTAAGGTCCATTTGTTGAAGGAATGTTCCGACTGTTTCTGGTACCTAGCACAACTTTGTATTGCTATGGATGTAAGTTTTGAAGATATTATGCAGATTAATTATGAAAAGTTATCTGCACGATATCCAGAAGGAACATTTAGTGTTTATCGAAGTGAAAATAGAGTTGAGGGCGATATTTGAATGACTAAACAAATTTCTCTGAAAATTTCACAAGAAGAAGCACAAATTGTTAAAGAAATTTTAGTACAGCATCAAGAAGGTTATAGCAAAGAATTTCCACCAGAAAGAATAGTTTCTGTTAGAGATGTAATTAAAAAATTAGAAGATTAAATTAAAACCGTAGAGAAATCTCTACGGTTTTTTCTATAAATATGGTGAATAATTATATTATAATAATGCCTCTATCCCCAGCACCATCCAATCAAACTTTAGATATTTACAAGATTCTAAATTTTGTAAAATTGAATGTTGCTAATGCTAGAGTTCAGCAGGTACGAAATACTGTCTTTGTACATCCAGATAATTTAAATAATTCACTGGGATTATTTAATAACATTTATAATTTAATCACTACATCTTATCCAAATAATACTTACAAAAAAACAATAACTGAAGGATTAGGAAATATTAATATTAATAGATATAATTCTATTAAAGTAGAACTTCCAATTACAAAAGTTAAAACTCCTCAAGTATTAAAACCTGGTGAAGCCTATGAATTATATTTTAAATCTGTAATTCTAGATGGTCTTGGCGAATTACAAGAATTGAGAGAACAGTTGGATATACCTGAAAATATTTTTAATGTATATCATAATTTAACTTTGAATCTTTATGATTCAGATGGTATGAAAGCTTCAATTGGTCCTATAACTGGTGCTGAAAAGGTAGGACAATTATTAGGTAAAAGTGACGTTGATATTTCAGTAAGAAATAAACCTAAAGTAAAAATTTCATTAAAGCAAAGTAATTTTTCTTTTTGGAGTAGTGCAGCTACATATACTCCACGACCATTAAATGTATTAAATTCTGCAATATCATCTGGAAAAGTTATTGCAAAAAAAACATCTGGAGGATTAACATATTTTGATAATAATGTAGGTGGAATTAGAGTTCCAGCAACAATAGATGAAGTACAAAAATTTTGTTTTGGTGGATTGACTGGAGTAGATTATATTGTAATTAATGGTGGTAATGTTAGAAAAGGGGATAGAGCAACTGATAACAAACTTATACTCCAGATGACTGCAGAAAAAATCTATAGGAATAAAATACCTTCAGAACTTACTAGAATGCAGCCAGATGTATTTTTAATTATTAAGGCAAATTCTGATGGCAAAACTGCAAGTGGGTTATCTCCATATAGAGGTCTTACAATTCATTTTGTAAATAAGAGACATGCATATGACCCTCAAAATAATTATGTAGATGGATAAAGATAAATACTATAAAACCCTATTAAATGAAGACTTTTAGACAATTTATAATTGAAGCAAGAGAAACTCAAGCCTCTCAAATGGCGAAGCAGAGAGGTTTGAGAGGAAACGGTCACGGAGACTGGTATGATGCTACTGGAAAATTAGTAGCTAAAACTGTTGGTGGAGAATTAAAAATATTTTCTGGTCGTGAAGGAAAGGGACCAAAAGAAAAGAAAGATATTCAACAACAAATTAGTGAGCCTATAGATAATATCCAACAAGAACCACAAGATAATCAAGAGGTATCAAAAGGTATTGTAATAGTTTTTGGAAGATTTAATCCTCCAGGAAAATCTCACGAACAAATGTTAAAATTTGGATATTCTAGAGCAAAAGAAAATAATTATGAGTTTAGAATTTATCCTAGTAGAATACAAGATGCTGGAACGAATCCGTTAAATCCATCATTAAAAGTTCAATTTATGCAAATGATGTATCCAGATTATGCAGATTATATCTTGGATAGTGAAGATGCTAAAACAATTTTTGATGTATTGCAATCTTTGTATAGTGATGGATATGAAGATGTTATAGTTGTAGTAGGTGCAGAAAGACTTGGGGAGTTTCAGTCATTAGCTCATAAAGGTGAAGGTCAAGGATATGAGTTTAAAAATATTGAAGTTTTAGCTTCTCCAGGAAAAGACCCAGATAGTGATACTAGTGGAGCTGGTTCTTCTGCCGCATTAAGAACTTCTGCTGCTGAAGGTAATTATCAAGCTTTTGCTAGTAACCTTCCAGGTAGAATGAAAAAACCTGATAGAGAAGCACTATTTAATGCGGTTTCTAAATCTATGAAACGGGGGGTAAATGAGAGTATTGAATTGTGGAAGATTGCTCCTGAACTTGATATGGAAACTTTAAGAATGAATTATCGCAAGAATAATTTATATCCAGTAGGCTCATTAGTTGAAAATTTAAACACTGGACTAGTTGGCGAAGTAAAAAGAAGGGGAACTAATTATCTTATTTGTGTTACTGAAGATGGTTTGATGTTTAAATCTTGGTTACAGAATGTCAGAAATGTACAAGAAGATGTTTATGAAGTGGGTACAGATAAGTATAGAAAATTTCTTCAAAAATTAACTCCAGGACAGCCAATACAATCTTATAGTTCAATAAAAATTAAAGAAACTATCCCAAAATCAATAAATAAATTAAGACGAGAACTATCTAAAGCTGGGAAGGTAAGATGAGCTTTATTACAGAAGAAAGTAAGCGGGAAGCTGAGCTTCGTAAAAGAGTTGAAGCCGCTTTTGGTGAAGACCCGGATGCCCCAAAAACATTAAAAAGTAAAGAACAGAGAAAAAGTGAAAGTGCAAAAGAAAAAGCTGAGAGAGCTAGGAAAGATTATGAACAAAAGCAGAAAACTCTTGAATATAAAAGAGAAAGATTGGAGTGGCAAAAAGAGAGGTCAAAAGAAAAAGATAAGCTAAGAAGGGAAGCTGAAGCTAGAAGAAAAGAAAAAGAAAAATCTTCTGGTGGTGGAACTTCAAATATAAACATAGAGACTATTAGAGATGAAGATAAAGACCCAACAGCCCAAAGAAAGGCTATTGGTGGTGTAGCTTCATTTGCAAAAGCTGCTGTAGGTCTTGGTGCTAAGGCAGTAATGGCTTCAGCTAAAAAGAGAAGGGAACGGAAAGAACAAGAACGTCAAGCAGCAGCAGAAAGAGCTAGTGAAAAACAAAAAGAAAGAACTCAGTCTGCTATGAAACAGTCTAGTAGATTACTTCCTCCAGGAAGAACTTTAGGGCAACAAGCAAGAGCAGAAAAAAATGTAAGAAAAAGAGAGATTGAAAGACGTGGTGGTACTGTAAGTGAAAGTTTTTCTTGTTGGAGAGAAGATTTTTTATACGAGCTTGGTGAAATGAGAAAGAATAAGAAATCTAAGAGAGGAGAAGATGATTATATTATAGATGTTATGAAAGGTAAAAATAAAATTACAATAGGACCAGTTATAAAGGAAGAAACTATTGATGAAGCAAAATCTGTAAGAAGGGCTTTGAGAAAAGCAGTTCAAAAAGTTGAACTTCCAATATTAGCTTTATCATTCGCAGCAAATGCAGCTCAATCTCCTCAAGCACTAGTTCGTTCGGGACATATAGAAGGTCCTGGTGTGCAATTAATGTCTAGAATGATGTCTAAAAGAAAAGAAGCAGATAGAAATTTAGACAGTGGTAGAGTGTCTCATCCTGCAAGAAATATAAAAAAGAAAGAAAAAGTTAGTGAAGCTATTGATAAAAAAGAATTACTTAAAGCTATTGTTAGGAAACTTATAGATGAGAAAAAGAGAAAAAACTCCTTATTAATTAGAGGGTATATTGGTGAAGCAAAGTATAGTAAAGAAAATTTACAATGTAATAAGCCAAAAGCTGACCCAGTTGGAAATAGTGAAACTGGAAAATCGCATGTTGTTAAAGCTTGTGAAGGTGGTAAAGAAAAGCTTATTCGTTTTGGTCAAAAAGGGGTAAAAGGTTCTCCTAAAAAGGAAGGTGAGAGTGAAGCTTATGCGAATAGAAGAAAGAGATTTAAGGCTCGTCACGCAAAGAATATTGCGAAGGGTAAAATGAGTGCAAGCTGGTGGGCGAATTCGGTTAAATGGTGAGTAAAAGTAAAGTGGTAATATAAATAAAATAGTATTGCCACTTTACTTTTACTATGAGAGAAATAATAGATAATAGAATAACCAAAATCGGGGATAAATGGATTACGGAATGTTTGAATTGTAAGAAGCAAGTAGCATATACTACTAAAAATCAAGCATTAAGAGTTTTAAATAGAAAAACTTGTAGAAATTGTGCTCAACATTATAGGAATGTCAATTGTGAAATACCAATTTATAAAAATTTAAATAATAAATGGTGTAAAACTTGTTCTGGATGTGGAGTAGAACAAGTATATACTAGAAAAGACCATGCAAAGCAAAGTTATTTGGCTGATAGGAAATGTAGAACTTGTGTAGCTGAAGCGAGGGGATTTTCAAATAACAGACCAGTTGGAGATAAACAGAGAATATTTAACAAATTTATTAAAACTTCAAAGGCTAGAGATATTGAATGGAAACTCTCATTAGAAGAAATGTTCCAAACTTATAGTGGAAAATGTTCTTTAACTGGGTGGGATATTGATATTTCATATTCAAATTGTACTGCAAGTTTAGATCGAATAGATAATAGTAAAGGATATTTACCAGATAATATACAGTGGGTCCATACTATGGTAAATATGTGTAAAAATAAATATGATGAAAAAATATTTTTAAAAATGTGTAAAGATATTGTAGAAAATATAAAGTAAAAAATGACGACTTAAAGTATAGTAAATCCTAAATAGCTATAGGATTAAAAATCCCGAATAAATCCAATTAGGAGTAAAGGGTATGACTAAAACAGTACTTCTTGCTTTAGGTGAGAAAATATTTGATACTTTTTGGCAAAGCTGTGAAGTTAAAAAATTTGTAGTACATCTTTTAGAGAAATATGCTAAGAGTACAGATAATGATGTTGATAATGTTGTAGTTCGACTAGTTAAAGAAAAGCTTCTTATAAATTGTCCTGAAGCTTGATATTAAAATAAATTAATATTTAAATACTATTTCTAATAGGGAAGTAATCACTTCCCTATTTTTATAAATACTCATAGAAAAAAAGTAAGATTAAGAGGAAAATTAAATGGCTCTTTGGGGAATTTCAACTGACGCAGAAACCTCTGGCAATAATTTTGCAATACCAAAGTATTTTGGAAGATATTCTCCAAATACAAGTTTATTTGAGGCAGTTGATAGAAATAGAACACCATATAACTGCTTTGCAGATAATCGTGGATGGATTTATCGTCACTATGGAACATCAGATCATTCTGGATTATCAACTTCATATTATGATGAAGTAATTGTTCCAGTTGTAGGTTTAAATACCGCAGGTTCCGGTTCACAGACAACTGGTCTTGGTTTAGCTACACCAATTGCTGTGTTTTTTGAAGATCCAAATACTACCTCTCCCATCAGTATTGGTGCTGGTGGAACCACTGGAATTGGAACTGGTAGAGTAGGTTATGTTCACGTAGTTTGGAACGAAGCAGTTTACTGTAGTGCAGGTGCTACAGTATTAATTTCTCGTTCTACTGGTGCAAATATTGTAGCTACTGCAGCTTCTACAGGAGTTCCAGTACAAGTAAATGTTCCTGGTATAGGACAGACAATGATTACTTTCAATGGACAAGTATCTAATAGAGTTGCATTTACATTTACCACACCAACTACTGGAATTGGAACCGTCTTGAGAATTTCTACTTCTGCCGGAGTAGTTGGAACGGTTACTGATTTTTCAGGAGGTGCTGCAGTTACCAAAACATTGAATGGATTAGTTAAGAATGTTGCTGGAGCTGGTACAACTGCTGGAGTTGGTCTTGGAGCTACTACATTAACGATTGTTGCTTGATAAATTTATATGAGATTTGATGAGTTGAATGAAGATAATTATATATTATTTGCTATAAAACATTATGAAAATCCCCATTCGGTAACTAAAGAAGATTTTTTTGATGACTTGAAGAAATTTAAGTTGATCAAAAAAATCTTCAAAAAATATATTAGTGATGGAAAGATTAACATTAAATTACTCATCAATCATTTTTTAATCTTATATAATGTTTTTGGTGAAGCTACTACTCCATTATTATTTTATAAGATAGATCCAGAATATTGGAATCTTATAAAAACAACCATAATATATTTGGGAAGATTTCCCGAATATCCTAAAACTGAGTTACATGATATATCTGTAGATTTAAAGTTTTTTAAATTGCTAAACGAACTATGAAAGAGAAAACTTTTGAATATATAGTTTCTTTGATTAGATCTCGTATTAATGAGGAAGTAGCAACTATACCTACAAATGCTGCATCTTCTGGTGCTGTTAGTGGATTATCTGGAAAAGAAGGTGATTTACCTCCAGTAGATTTAAGAAAAAGAAAATATAAAAAATTACCCAGTCCATATAGAGATTTATTTCGCAGAAAACGAAATGTTTAACACAACAAATCAAACTGTTGATACTCGTATGGCTGTGATGGAAGAAAAATTTAGTGTGTATGAAAAGATGATGGACAAACTAGAAAGTGCAATACAGACTATTAGTGAAATAAATCAAAATATTTCTAGAATGTTAACAGTTCATGAAGAAAAAATTGATAATAGTACAAAGACAGATGAAATAATTTTTGAAAAATTGAGAAGAATAGAACAAAAAAATACAGAAGAACATCAAAAAGTAGTTGATAGATTAGAAAAGTTAGAAGTTAATATAAAAACTACTATAGAAACTGAAAAGAAAGAAAGAGAAGAAAATATAGATGAAGTTACCGGAAAAATTAATGATGTAGTAAAATTTAGATGGTTAGTTGTTGGAGGACTTGCTGTAGCTATGTTCGCTTTTACAAACTCTTCTATCATAATAGATGTCTTGACCCCAGATCAAAATCCTGCTACAATACATAAAGTTAAGTAGTATTTGAATGTCTTATATTGAAGACAAATATATCGGGTTATTTTCAGCCCGATTGAATAAGTTCGTCAAGAAAAATAAAGTCTATAACTTTAGGTGTCCTTATTGTAACGACAGTCAAAAATACAAAAATAAGGCTAGAGGATACTTATACCCAGTAAAAGACAGTTATAATTTTAAGTGTCATAATTGTGCTAAGTCAATTTCATTTTCAAACTTTCTAAAAGATATTGATAGTTCACTATATGATAACTACGTTTTAGAAAAGTTTAAAGGTAATGGTAGGAGAGAACTGAAATTAGAAGTATCTCCACCAAGACAAAAACCTACTTTTGAAAAAAAGTATTTTGATTTACCCACTATCAGCTCTCTAAATAAAGAACATTTCGCAAGATATTATCTTGAAAAAAGATGTATCCCAGAAGAAAAGTTGAATCAATTTTATTATTGTGAAAATTTTAAAGAGTGGGTAAACACTCAAAAGCAAACATTTAAAATAATTAAACAAGATGAATCTAGAATTATCATTCCTTTAATTTATGAAGGAAATATATTTGGATTTCAAGGTAGATCACTATCTAAAAATTCAAATGTAAAATATATTACTATATTATTGAATGATGATATTCCAAAAATTTATGGCCTAGATGATATTGATTGGTCCAAAAATGTTTATGTTTTAGAAGGTCCTATTGATAGTTTATTCATTAGTAATTCTATCGCTATGACTGGTGCTGATGTTAGTGTTAAATCCATTCCCAATTATCAGAAAACAGATTTTATTTTTGTTTATGATAATGAAAGAAGAAATAAAGATATTATTTCTAGGATGGAAAAAACAATTCAAGAAGGTCATGCAATTGTTATATGGCCTAATGACTTGAAATATAAAGACGTAAATGATATGATAATTGCTGGACTGAATCCCGAAGAAATTATTCAAAATAATACATTTCGTGGATTAGAAGCAAGAGCAAAACTAATTGGTTGGAAACGAATTTAAAAGGAGCTAAAAATTTTATGGGTAACGGAACTATTACAGTTAAGAAGCGAAATGGTAATGTAGAACTTCTGGATTTAGATAAAATTCATAGAATGGTTGAAGAAGCTTGTGAGGGCCTTTCTGGTGTATCTGCTTCACAGGTAGAAATGTCATCAGGTTTACAATTTTATGATGGTATTACTACGGCAGATATTCAAGAAATTCTGATCAAATCTGCAGCAGATTTGATTTCTCTAGATGCTCCAAATTATCAATATGTTGCTGCTAGACTTCTTTTATTTGCAATTCGTAAAAAGATTTATGGTGGACGAATTGATATGCCTAATTTAGAGGAGCATATTCAAAAATGTGTTTCTTTGGGAGTATATGATAAAGAAATATTTAATTATTATAGTAAAGAAGAATTAGATAAAGCAAATTCATTAATAGATCATCATAGAGATTTTTTGTTTACTTATGCAGGTCTTCGTCAAGTAGTAGATAAGTATCTGGTTCAAGATAGGACAAATAATATTTTATTTGAAACTCCGCAGTTTATGTATATGTTGATTGCTTTGGTTGGATTTCAAAACTATCCAAAAGAAGCTAGAATGTCTTATGTAAAAAGATATTATGATGCTATTAGTAAACATAAGTTGAATATTCCCACACCAATTATGGCTGGGGTTAGGACTCCTTTGCGGCAATATAGTAGTTGTGTACTAGTAGACGTTGATGATAGTTTGAATAGTATTTTTAGTAGCGATATGGCTATTGGTAGATATGTGGCTCAAAGGGCAGGTATTGGAATAAATGCTGGTAGAATTCGCGGAATTAATAGTAAAATTCGTGGTGGTGAAGTTACCCATACTGGGGTAATACCATTCCTTAAAAAATTTGAAGCTACAGTAAAATGCTGTACTCAAAATGGAATTCGTGGTGGTTCTGCTACTACATTTTTTCCAATTTGGCATAAGGAAATTGAAGATATAATTGTACTAAAAAATAATAAAGGAACTGAAGATAATAGGGTTCGGAATTTAGATTATGCTATTCAATTTAGTAAAATCTTTTATGAAAGATTCATTAGAAATGAAAATATAACATTATTCTCTCCAAATGATGTTCCTGGGCTGTATGATAAATTTGGAATGGATGGATTTGATGAGCTTTATATCAAATATGAAAACGATGAAACTATTCCAAAAAAAGTGGTAAGGGCTCAAGAGTTAGTTGTAGATATTCTAAAAGAAAGGGCAGAAACTGGACGAATTTATATTATGAATATAGACCATTCAAATTCTCACAGTCCATTCAAAGAACAAATTGTTATGAGTAACCTTTGTATGGAGATTCTTTTACGAACTGAACCAATTAATCATATTGATGATGAACTTGGTAAAATTGCTTTATGTATTTTATCCTGTATTAATGTAGGAGTAGTTAAATCAGACAAAGAGTTAGAAGAACTTTGCGATATAAGTGTTAGATTTCTAGATGAACTAATAGACTATCAAGAATATCCAGTAAAAGCTGCAGAAATTACTACTAGAGGTAGTAGATCTCTTGGTATTGGTATTATTGGTTTAGCTCATTATCTAGCTAAACTTGGACTAAAATATGATGACCCAAAAGCTTGGAGTGCTACTCACGGATTGAGTGAAAGTCTTCAGTATTATCTACTAAAAGCTTCAAATCAACTTGCAAAAGAGAAAGGAGCGTGTGGTAATTTTCACACCACCAAATATGCCGAAGGAATTCTTCCAATTGATACTTACAAAAAAGAAATCGATGAAATTTGTAATGATGGATATCAGCATGATTGGGAAGAATTACGTCAAGAAATTTTAAAATATGGATTACGTCATACTACACTCTCCGCCCAACCCCCAACAGAGAGTTCATCAGTTTGTTGCAACGCTACTAATGGAATTGAACCCCCAAGAGACTATCTTTCTATTAAACAATCTAAAAAAGGAACTCTAAAACAAATTGTCCCACAATACTCTAAATTGAAGCACTACTACACACTTCTTTGGGATATGAAATCCAATGAAGGATACATTAATATTGTTGCAATGATGCAAAAATTCTTCGATCAAGCTATCAGTGCAAATTGGAGCTACAATCCAGAAAATTATGCAAATAAAGAAGTTCCAATTAGTGTTATTGTGAATGATTTTCTCTCTTGCTATAAGAATGGACACAAGACTGCCTATTATCATAATACTTATGATGGGAAGACTGATGATGTTTCTGCAGAAAAAACTAATGATATTTCTCAATTAATAAATGAAATACTTACATCTAATGTTGATGAAACAAGTTGCGATAGTTGTTCGGTTTAATTATGTAAAATATAACTTGTAAAATATACAGATAGTTATTAGATATGGTAAATCTATGGACTATAAAAAACATTATAATTTATTAATAGAAAAAGCACTCAATATTTCTATTGAGTGCTATACTGAACTACATCATATTGTTCCAAAATGTTTGGGTGGATCTGACGAAAAATCTAACCTGATAAAATTAACTCCAGAAGAACATTTTGTTGCACACAAACTTCTTACTAAGATATATCCAAATGATATAAAGCTAATATATGCTTTTAATTTTATGTCTACTCCTGTCTCTAAAAGAAATTTGAATAATAAATCATTTGGATTTGTTAGAAAAGAGATTTCTAAATTGATGCAAGGTGATTTAAATCCTATGAGGAGATTTCCAGAAAAAAATTATTTTCGTGGAAAATTTGGAAAATCTCATCCATTTTACGGTAAAACACATACAGAAGAAGAGAAAAAAAGAATAAGTGAGCGTATGAAAGATAATAATCCCTGCAAAGGATTATCTGCCTGGGAACATCCTAGATGTGATGAATATAATAAAAAAATATGGTTTTTTGCAGATGATTATTATAATGAATGGAAAATTACAAATCAATCATATTGTGCTTTATCTAAAAAATTTGGTTATAAAAAATATACTGCTTCACACATTAATATGATTAAAAAATTTAAATCTGGCTGGATACCAAATCAAGATCCAAAGTGGCTAAAATTTAAACACTCATTTTCTAAAAATATAAATTTATTTCATAATAATTTTTAAGGAGAACTATGGACACTATAAAAGGAATGACTGTATTTAATTCTAATGAAGTAAATACATTAAAACAACCTATGTTTTTTGGATCTCCTTTGGGAGTTCAAAGATATGATGAATATAAATATCCAATTTTTGAAAAACTTACTCAACAACAATTAAGTTTCTTTTGGAGACCAGAGGAAATTACTCTACAAAAAGATAGAGCAGATTATCAAACATTACGTCCAGAACAAAAACATATATTTACATCTAACTTAAAATATCAAATTATGTTAGATAGTGTTCAAGGAAGAGGGCCAGGAATGGCTTTTCTTCCTTATTGTTCCCTCCCAGAACTTGAAGCTTGTATGACTGTCTGGGAATTTATGGAAATGATACATAGTCGGTCATACACTTACATTATTAAAAATGTTTATTCAAATCCAAGTGAAATATTTAATACAATCATAAAAGATGAAAAAATCTTAGAAAGAGCTTCTACAATTACATCTTCTTATGATGATTTTATCCAATCTTCTCAAAATTATAGTTCCTCTAATCTATGGAAATTTAATAATGAAGGTGTGGATATAGGAAAAACTGAAATTTATGAGATTAAACGAAAGTTATATCGAGCAGTTATGACTGTTAATATACTTGAAGGTATTAGATTTTTTGTATCTTTTGCTTGCTCTTTTGCTTTTGGCGAACTTAAACTTATGGAAGGTAGTGCAAAAATTATTTCATTAATTGCTCGGGACGAAGCAGTACATCTAAATCTTACTCAAAATATTTTATCCAAATGGAAATCTGGAGATGATCCAGACATGATTAAAATTGCAGAAGAAGAGCTAGACTGGACTTATAAAGCTTTTGATAATGCAGTAAATGAAGAAAAAAGGTGGGCTCAATACTTATTTAAAGATGGTTCTATGATTGGACTAAATGATAAGCTATTATATAATTATGTTGAGTGGATTGCCAATCGTAGAATGAAAGCAATTGGTCTTAAGCCAGCTTATGATATTCCTGCTAACACCAATCCATTACCTTGGACTGAAAATTGGCTTTCTAGTAAAGGAGTGCAAGTTGCTCCCCAAGAAGTTCAAATTACATCTTATCTTGTAGGGGCACTTAATCAAGATATGAAAGAAAATCAATTTGCAGATTTTAAACTATAAGACCTGGGGGCTAAATAAGCCCCTTTTTTGTTGCTTTTATAAATACCTAAAAAGTATCCCTTGATAAAATGAGTTTCACCAAAGACATTTATAGCGAAGGTATAGCTGCAGAACATCCTGATATTGAGGGTCAGGAAGAGTTTAAAAAGAAAGCTGATGAGATTATTGCCTCACGTAAGAAACGTAGGGCTCAGAAGTCTGGACCACAACTTCCTAGTTTCATAAAAACTGCAAGGCAACAGCAGAATGAAGAAAAAGATCATGAGTATTCTATGGCCCGCAGTGAGCTTCATAAAATTGATATGGCTATTAAATCTATTCGCAAAAAATTAAAAGGGGAAGGAAATATTGAAGCTTGGGTTCAATCTAAAATCACAAGAGCCGCAGATTATCTAGATGCAGCTTCAAATTATCTTGATAGTGGAGAACATAATAATATAGAAGAAGGGACCATATCAGAACGTGAAATGACTCCTGTTGAGATAAAAAAAGAAAAAAACCTCAAAAAGAAATATGATGATAGTGAAATGAAGCAAAATATGATAGATCAATATGGAAAAGAGAAGGGAACTCAAATCTATTTTGCTAAAATTCGCAAAATGGCTATGGAAGAATTAGAAGAAGTTGAAAATTATCTAGAAGAAAAGAAACTCTCTAGAACTGCTAAAAGAGCTTCTAGAGCTGGTAAACCTGGATATGATGCTGAAGGTAGACCAAAGACTAAAGGTGGTGTGAGAGCTTGGGATATGGATGAAACTCTTTTCCGTAATGATCCAAAGAAAATTAGAGTTCATGTAAAAGATAAAGAAGGTAAAAGAGTACAAAGTTTAACAAATCAAGAGTTTAATACCCATAAACTTGATAAAGAAAAAGGTCATGAGTATGATTTTAGTGAATTTAGAAGTTCAAAGAAATTTGCAGATGCTTCTACTCCAAATAAGAGTATGATTAAAAAGCTTAAGAAGCAGGTAAAAAAGGGTAAGCCAGTTCATATTGTAACTGCTCGTGGTAGCTTTGATGATCAACCTACCCTAGCAAAACATCTTCGTAAGCACGGTATTGAAATTGATAAAGGAAAGATGAAAGGTGGTCGCCATGTTCATTTCCATAGAGCTGGTGATATGGAAGGTAGTGATATTGGTGAAAAGAAAAGAAAGATTGTCCGTGGTCTAATGGCTCAACACGGAACTACAAAAGGTCATATGTATGATGATGCTGCCAAAGTTCATCGTGCGATGAAAAAAGATAATAAGGAAAATTCAACCTCTAGTAAAATCAAAACTCATATGGTCCAACCAAACAAAAAAGGAACCACACAATCTCGCTCATTCAAAGAAGAACTTGATTTAGATTTCATTTATGATTTTATTCTAGAACAATTGATACTAGAAGAAATTGTAGATAATTATGAAGAGGCTTCAATTATTCTAGATGAAATTGATGATGATCTTCTTGATGATTTAGTTCTAGAAAGCTATCAATTTATTCAAACCGTATTAGAGGAGGATTTACAAATGACAGAAGAAAAAGAATTTAAGATTGACTATCAATCACCATATAAGAAAATTCAAGAAAAAAGAGAAATCAAAAAAGATTACTTGAAAGAAGAGGAAGAACTCACTCCATATGAATACTGGAAATCATTTATTGGTGATGAAAAAGTTGAATTGGTAAATGAAGAAGTTATTGAAGAAGTTGAAGAAATTGTAGAAGAAGTTCAATTGACTTCATATGAAAAATGGAAAAAAATATTAGCTTGAAATCTGCAATTAAAGAGCTTGAGGTAGGTTTATTAAAATTATCTAAACCTACCTATGATAATATTGATAATTTGATGAGAAAAATAATGAAAAAATATGATTTAACAGCTAAAGACTTACATTATGGATTTAGAAATACTCATAACAACCAAACACCCGACGATTGGATTAAAGGACAAAGAAAAATGAAAACATTCAAAGAATTTATAGAAGAAGCAAACACTTATTTAAATGAAGATTCTGCTTCATATGAACGCAGACAAGCAAATAAGAAAGCAAGAGGTAGAGCAGGTAAAACTTCTCTTTATACTACAAAAACTTCTGGTAAAGTGGTAAAAGGTGATGGTGGAAAGTTAAAAGTTGAAAGAATTTCAACTAAAAAAATAAGTGAACCAGCTCAAATGGGAATGTTTAAAGCAGGAAGAACTGGTTTTGGTCCTGGGATTCAGGGTGGTGGTCACGGTGGAAGAGAGATGGGATATACTCCAGCACCACATAGTACTGGTGGAATCCATAGAGGTAAAAAGAAAGGAGAACAGACACAAGCACCAGAACCAAGATTAAATCCATATCAGAGAAGAAGAGAATTGCAAAAATCAAAGGCTCTTAGAACTGGTGGTGAAGTTGGTGGATATGCTGGTCTTATGGGAGGTAGAGCAATAGAAAAAATGAAGGAAAAAGCAAAGAAGAGTTTTGGTGCTGCTTCTAAATCTTGGAGTGAAAAGGAAAAAGCCCCTAAAAAGAAGAGTGCTAAAGAAAGAATGGCTGCTGCTGCGGAGAAACTTGGTTTAAAAGATTAGTATGAAGACCTTTAGAGAGTTTACTGAAATAGCTTATAATGTAAATTTAATTGAAAAAACTTTTTCTACAAAAAAAGAAGCCGAAGATTATCATAGGGAAAATCCCCCATTTGGGGGAGAACCATATCGCATAAAAAATAAGGCTAGATCTGGAGAACCTCCACAATATAGACCTGTTAGAAAATCTGTGCGGGCTGAACAAGAACGGAGAAGAAGAGTTAGATTAGGAAACTCATCACCACAAACAAAACAAAAATTGAAACTCGCAAAGAAAAGGGGTTTAGAAGCCCATCATATAACACCAGGACACTCTTCTCCGAAAAATACTTCAGCAAATAAATTATACTTGGGTAATGATAGGAGAAATATACAATTAGTTACATCAAAACAACATAAAACCTATCACGGAATAGAAAGAAAATTTAAAGACATTATTGCAAATTCTGGCGGTTCAATTTCTCTTCGTGATTTAGTTTCCGCTTACGAAAGAAGGCGAAAAAGAGCTTTGAGAAAAAACAAACAGTAATGAAATTAAATTTCCAATTTGGAAACAAAAGACCTAATAATAATCAATTGATAATACTTTTTATTGTATTATCAACGATTATATTGGGTCTTTCTAAATGTTCGGGAGTAAGTGAAAATGGTTTATGGGATTTATTAGATGAAATTCAAAGAAAATTTTTTCCACAAGGACCAGTAAATGAATTGATTATTAAGGATGAAGAAAAATTAAAAAGAAGAATTGAAAGAGATGTAACTAAGGCTATAGAAAAAGTTACACCAGAATATAATAGAATTATTAGAGAATCCGATAGAAAGTTTGAGCCAAAATATATTGATGGGGTAAATGATGAAAGTGTTTGTTATACGGATGGATGTAAAGCTCTTGCACCACCTATGAGAATTTGCTCTCCTGTTGTAGAAGGTATTAATTGTAAGTAAAAAACTAAATAATATTAAGAAAAGTACTCTCTTAATCAAATGAATAGTAGGAATTTAAAGGATTTGTTTGAAGCTTATAGTGAAATTTATGATAATGAATATTTAACTGAAATGGGCCGTACTAGAACAACTGGTCAAGATTCAGGTACAATTTTTAAACCAAATGATTATAGAAGTGCTGGTAGTGCTGGAGGTTCTGGTAGCGGTGGGAGAAGAGGTACAAGACCATCGTTTAAACCAGCAGTATCACCAAAACCAGCAGTACCAAGAAGACTCCCATCAGAAGTTACTGGTGTAGTAGACCCTAAGTGGGATAAACCTACCCCTAAGTCTATAGCTCCAGCTTCAAGACCTACTCCAAGAGCTACTGGACCAGTTTCAAGACCTACTCCTACTACTGCACCAAAATCTTCTCCTGCAATTACTGCTAAAGTATCTCCAACTCCACAAGGAGGACAAACTGGAGATAAGGTAAAAGATACACAAACCTGGGCTAAGGCAAATCCAACCCTAGCAAATAAGCCCCAAAGAACTTTTAATCCATTAATGCAAAAAACTTTTGGTTATCAGACTGGATATTCTCCAAGTGAAGTAAAAGGTAATATTCAAAAAACAAAAACTTTAGCAGGAGCTGGACTTATGAATAGCGATTACTCTTGGGGCTCAGCCTCACAGCTAGTTGATGATATCGCAAATGCATATCAATCAGTTTATGAAGCAAAGAAAGTAGATCAAGATAAAGATGGTGATAATGATTTTGCTGACGTTCAGATTGCAAGAATGATTGCTTCTGGTGTTCCTAAAGAAGTTGCGATCGCAAAAGTAAAAGGTAAATCATATAATGAGGAAGTTGAGATTCAAGAAGAATCTGAAGAAGAAAAAAAGCGTAATGAAAGACGTGCTCGTATCGCTGAGCTTCAAGCACAAGGTCGTGTAATGACTTCTTCAAAGAGAACTAGTCAAAGAGCTAAAGAGCGTAGAGAGGAGCAAAAAGCAGAGAAGCTAGAAAAGCTTGCTAATGCAGCTTTAGAAGCGACCAGAGGTGCAACTAGACGCTCTTCAAAACCTATGGGAACTGAGAAGCCAGAACCAAAAGCAGAAGCTCCTAAAGCAAATAGAAGATTATCTTCAACTGTTAGAAATGATAGATTAGCTTCAAGAGCTGACGAACTTCTTCGTATGCTTCAAAATGAAGATTTTATTCTTTGGATTGATGAACTTTTAGATGAAGGTTATGAACTTGATAATTGGACTGATGAAGAACTTTATGATTTATATGAAGAAATTATTGAAGAAAAATATGGTACTGCTGCTGGTCGCAGTAGAGTAGCTAAAATGGCTCGTGCTGGAAAAGATATTGGTAAGAAAGGTCCAGGATTTAAATCTATGGTAGATAAACTAACTCCAAAATATGGAAAAGAAAGAGCTACTAAAATAGCAGCAGCTCAAATGTATAAAACTCACGCTTGATTATACTATAAAATTTTAAAATTAGTCAAGAGGTTCTTAGTAACCTCTTTTCTTTTACTTAAGTATGTTAAGAAATATTACAATATACTAAAACAATACTTGACAGAATTGAATAAATCGGTGACAATATATCTGTTGGTTGATGAAGGTTAATTAGTACTTAAACTAATACTTAAGATTTAAATAATTCTATAGACTGTCCGAAGGACAATCCCGAAGGGATTTAATGAAGCCTAGATAAAGAGACTATAGAACGATTTAAATTGGAACAAGAATATGAAAACCCTTGGATATATCTTGGAGACTCTTTTACTTCAAATAATATTCAAGATTATTTTGGTTTTGTTTATTGTATCACGAATTCTGTTAATGGTAAAAAATATATTGGTAGAAAAAACTTTTATTCTTATAGAAAGCCTAAAGGTAAATCAAGAAGAGTAAAGCAATTTAGTAACTGGAAAGATTATTATGGTTCTTGTGAAGAATTAAAAGAAGATGTCAAATTATTGGGTAAAGAAAATTTTAAAAGAGAAATATTATCTCTTCATAAAACACAAGGAAAATTAAATTATGAAGAAACCAGGCAGTTGTTTTTGAATAATGTTTTGACTGAATCGATGGAAAATGGAGAACCTGCTTTTTATAATTCTCAAATTCTTGGGAGATATTATTTAAAAGATTACTTCCAAAAACTTGATTAAATGATAAGTATCTGTTATACTAATAAACTAAAATAGAATAATAAAAATGACTAAACAACAAGTAAGACAGCTATGTGAAGACATTCAAAAATATTATATTGATAGAATGTGTGATTTCTGTGAGGAAGAGAGAGCTGAGGATGCAACAGCACTTTATGAAGAAATTAGAGAATGGCTTCAAGAAAAAGATAAACCAACTATACTTACTTTAAAGCGAGTTAGTAAGACTTGACTAATTGTTAAAAAAGTCTTATAGTTTGGGGATAACCGAATATACGGTTTGTAATAAATACTAACTCATAGTTATGAGTTATGTGAATTAGAGCTAGGGAATGCCGCTCTTTAGAACGGAGGTATGCCACGGTATTCAAACCTAGATGTAGAGTTCAATTAAAATTAATGCTTTTTAAAACAATTAAAATCTGTTCGTCACTTTCCATCGCATTTGCAAGTGTAATTGGATTTACAACACCTGCAAATGCGATTACTTGTACCTCAGCTAGTTTTTATGGTTTGGGCGATGGCTACCATGGTCAAACAACTGCAAGTGGTGAACGATTTAATACTTACAGTAACACTACTGCTCATAGTTACTTGCCGTTTGGAACTAGATTGAGAGTAACTAATCCTAATAATGGTAGAAGTGTTATTGTAAAAGTGAACGATAGAGGTCCATTTGTTTCTGGTAGAGGTTTAGATTTGTCTTATGCCGCATTCTCTAAAATCGCCTCACCCTCAAGTGGAGTTGCTAGAGTTTGTTATTCAAGAGTTTAAAAATATAAATAAAATCTAAAGGAGAAAAACTTTTTATGAAACTACGTAATCTTTTTACTACTGCTGCTATTGTTACTGTAGCTGCTGTTACACCTGCTATGGCTCAAGTCACTAGTGTTTCACAACTACGTGACGTTCAGCCAACTGAATGGTCTTATCAGGCTATTTCTAATCTAATCTCTCGTTATGGTTGTGTTGCTGGTTATCCTAATGGAACCTTCCAGCCTGGTCAGCCTGCTACCCGTGCTGAGCTTGCAGCTCTAACTAATGCTTGCCTCGATCGTATTACTGAATTCTATACCGAAGCAGATGCTCGTACTGCAGCCGCTCTTCGTGCTGAGTTCAATCGTGAAATTGCTGCAACCAATACTCGCGTAACTGCACTTGAGGTTGCTGCTGCACGTAAGGCTCAAGGCGTTAACAACTATGTTGGTGCTGGTGTTCTACTGAATAAGCAAGGTATTGATGGTAATGGATACACTCAAAATCGCACTCTCCTTGGTGCAAACATTCAAGGTCGTTATGCACTCAAGACATACACGAATCAAAATGCGTGGTCTGTTCGTCCATATGTTAATCTTGTAGGCACTCCTGCTGGTCAGATCGGTGCTGGTGGTGGTGCTTTAGTTGCATATGACTGGAGTATTGCTAAAGCTGCTTCTGGTGTAAGTAAGTGGAATGTATATACTGGTGTCGGTTATCAGATTCCTTTTGTAAATAACACTGCTGCTAACTTCCAATCTGCTGTTGGTGAGAAGGGTCAAGTCGTATTTGCTCTTGGTACTGAAGCACGACTAACCAACTCTCTTGTTGGTTACATGGATCTTAAGTTCCCTACCACCAATGCTGCAAACAGCTACGGTGCTACTAGGGGTACTTATAGTCCTGTACTTTCCACAGGTCTTGGAATTAAGTTTTGACAATAATTTAACATAATCTTAAGAGGCACTAGGAAACTAGTGCCTTTTTTATTATATACATACTATTACATTTGTATTTTATTATTATGCTAATAGTAAGATGTAAAAATTGTAATACTGAAATAGTCTCGTCACCACAAGGTCATACTTGCGGGTGTCCTAATATGACTAGAGTTAGGGATGATGTAATCTCTGCTAAAGATTTAACTATGGTAGAAATTGTTTCTGGTATTGCTAAAAAAACAAAACAAACTGAATATCAATATCTTACAAAAGAAGATTTGGCGTGGATGGAACAAAGGAAATCAAGAAAAGTACGTAAACTTGATTTTGAGATAAGGTAAGAAGAGTAGAAGAGTAATCTATAAGTTGGGGAGTATATAAAACCTACCAACTAAAAAAAATGACCGAACAAGAAATTCAAAATTGGAAAAAGATCAAGGAAGTAATGGAGGCATCTGGAAAAACTGATAATATGTTCTACAAAAGAGCAATTGAAATTCTTAAGAATGGTAGAGACCCACTAGGAAAATTTTTTGGTACTGATGGAGGAAAAGAATAAAATTAAAGATAAAGATTTAAAAGAATTATACAAAAGAGTATTAACTATGAAAATGGATGAACTCTTTCACGAGCCATATGACCCTCCAGAAGATTTAGAAAAACTTGACGATTAATTAATTTTATTTTATAATAACTTATGAGTAATACTCCATATTATGATGCTTATGAAAAATATAAAGCATCTAAAACAAATTTTAACTTATCAATTAAAAAGAAATATATAAAACTTTCTACTGGAGAAACAGTTCTTCAGGATATAGAATTTTTAGATGGATTTGGGAATAAAATCTTAACTCATGATGTTTTTAGTTTACTATGAAATTTCTCACATTTTTAAATAGTGGATGTTTAGAAATCTGCTTAAATATGTTAAAATCCGCAGAAAAAGTAGGCATAGATAAAGGTAGTTTTATCATTGCTTGTTTAGATGATAACGCTCATCAAAAGTTAGTTGATAATGGATACTCTAATGCTTACTTATATCTAAATCAAGACATTATAGAGTATCAAAATTGGACTTTTGAAGAAAATAGTGGCTTTAGAAACATTGTATGCTACAAATGGAAAATTATTCAGCAAGTCTATCAACAACATAAAAATTTATGTTGGGTAGATACAGATATAGTTTTTATTCAAAATCCAATTCAAATGCTTTCTGGACATCAAGAGGTCTTGTTTCAAAGTGATGCTCCAGGCTCTACAATATGTTCCGGATTTATGGTCTTTAATGATACACAAAAATGTAAAGAACTCATTGATAGATGTAGTGAGAATGATCTAGAAGATGACCAACTAATAGTAAATAAAATTGCTTTGGCAGATTATAGAGAAAATATTGCACTACTAAATGAAGATTTGTTTCCAAATGGAAATGTGTATTATTTTCAAAATAGAAAAGATAATGCTATGATAGTTCATAATAATTGGATGATTGGAGTTGATGAAAAAATTAAAAAATTCAAAGAAGAGGGACTGTGGTTTTTATGATGAATGATAAATTTAGACCTAAATCAATTAGCCCAACATATCCACCATACCATCAAGGCGAATATCTAGAAGAATATTTCTATAAAAGATGGAATGAGGAACATATATCTTCTAATAGAGAATATATTGATATTTTTTGGACAAATATATTTTGCAATTCTATGTTTGCAGGTCAACAATATCAAAATATTCAAGAACATTTAGATGAGGTTTTAGAAGAAAACCAGTCATATTTTACAGTTTGTCAATTTGATGATGGACCTTTTGAAAAATTTCCTGAAGATACTTTAATATTTTCTGCTGGTGGCAATCGTGAGGGTGATAATATTATTCCAATTCCTTTAATTTGCAGCCCTATTCCAAAGAAGTTGATTTCCAATAAAGAAAAAACTATCTTTGCTTCTTTTGTAGGCTCTAGAAATACTCATCCAATTCGTATGGATATGTGTAATTACTTAGAAGGTAAAAATGGTTATACAATCTCTGCTGGAAATTGGTCCACGACAGTGCCGATGGACAACTTTAAAAAGTTTGTTGATATTACTTGCTCTAGTAAATTTGCACTTGCTCCTAGAGGTTATGGAAAACAAAGCTTTAGGCTTTATGAAATACTTCAATTGGGAACAGTTCCAGTTTATATTTCAGACATTCACTATTTACCTTGGACTGATGAATTAGATTGGAATGATTTTTGTGTTCCTGTAAATGAAGATGAAATTGATGAAATTGATGATATACTCAAATCAATTTCTGATGTAGAATACAATAAACTTCTTGAGAATGGTAAAAAAATTTATAGCAAATATTTTTCCCTTGAAGGAATGTTCCAAAACATTATCAAAAGACTTTAAAATTTATGCCAACGTATTACGACAAATTAAAAGAGTTACTCACACCATATGATCTTGGATTTACCAAGATGAGAATAGGACCTCCTTGTGATGGTGGATATGTAATTTATCAAGAACCATTAATGGCTACCAATAATGTTTATTCACTTGGAATAGGACCAGTTTGCGGTTCTGATTTTCAATTAGCCCAAATGGGAAAGATTATTCATATGTATGATGCAGAACCATTTGCACATGATAATCATCCAAATTATCGATTTAAGCAAATTTATGTGACTTCGGAAGTTATTGACAGTGAACTTGAATCTGTTAATGATAACAATCTTCTTATGTGTATGGATATAGAAGGTGGTGAATATGAAATTTTGTCTAATATGAAAGAAGAAAACCTTTTAAAGTTTTCTCAAATTTCTATTGAGATTCACTGGATTGGTGGTGAAAATCGTATTGTGGAAGGAGTGCCTCAGAATGGTGGTAGGGCACTTAATGATAATGGTGAGTCTGTTATTAGAATGTTTGAAAAATTAAATAAACATTTTTATTTGTATCATATCCACGTTAATAATGGTGCTAATCCATATGAAGATTTTCCTGATGTAATTGAATGCTCTTATCTAAGAAAAAACATGTGTATTCATACTGATAAGGGAAATTATGTTATTATACATAAGGAAACTAAACCATATCCTTTAGTTGGTTTGGATTACCCAAATTACACAGGTCAAAGTAATCTGGCAGTAAATGATAAACTTGATTGGTGGTTATGATACCTAAAAATATATTTCAGTCTTGGATAACTAAAGATCTTCATCCAGAAATACAAAAAAAAGTTGATTTAACAAAACAGTTAAATCCTGAATATAATTATCAACTTTATACTGATTCAGAAATTGATGAGTTTGTAAATACGTTTTATCCAGGAGAAGTATCGGAATGTTTTAACAGATTAAATGTTCCCGTAGCAAAGGTTGATTTTTGGAGATACCTGGTTCTTTACAAATATGGTGGAATATATGTTGACTTGGATTCATCTATCAATACTTCATTAGATAGTTTTATAAAAGAAGATGATACTGCCATTATTACAGCAGAAACTAATCCAAATACTTTCGTTCAATGGGCTCTGATATTTGATAAAGAACATCCAATTCTAAACAAAGTTATTGAATTGATTCTTGATAATATTCAACACAATTCATATCCAAATGACATATTAAGAATGACCGGACCTCAGGTGTATTCTAAAGCAATAATGGATCTTCATTTTGATTTGTTTAATGAGAGGTTAAATTTTGAAAGTATAGATCAAGAAACTGATATTACCTTTTCTAAAAATTCTACTTCTTATAGAATTTATGGAGTTGACTATAACGAAAACTTTACTTTTAAATTTCCAGAAAGTACATACCTCTATATTGAAAAGGAACCTTGGAGAGATGAATTGAAGAAAAAAGAATTGCTATGCCCAAAATTAAATGTTGATAACATTTACATCTGCCATTACAACAAATTAAAAGAGAGAAAACAATCTATTTTAGATCAATTCAAAGATGAAAGAATTTACACATATCAGTTTGTAGAAAATTTTGATAAAAATGAATGGGTGATATCTGAAATAGAAAAAGAATATCCAAGAGTGTTTAGAGAATGGAAAAAAGGAATCGATTCCTATGATGATAATGCTCAGAATTCTGAAAGATCATTAGCATTGAAACACGCATCTATATTGAAAGATATTTTTAAAAATCAATATGAATCTTCATTAATATTGGAAGATGACGTTACTTTATGTGATAATTTTGTAGAATATTGCAATCTTTTTATGGAGCAACTTCCAACAGATTGGGACATTGCTTGGGTTGGTTCTTGTTTAAATTTACACGAACCAGAGGTTGATGGTAAGTATGTATATAAAACAAATAGAGGTTCTAGATGCACTCATGCTTTTTTGGTTAGTAAATCTATGGTGAATAAAGTAATAGATTGTATTTCTGATATTAATTTACCATCTGATCATTTTTATAATTATTTGATCAGGGAATTCAATCTAAATAATTATTGGTTTGAACCATCGTTAGCTATACAAAGTTTAGAATTTTGTTCTGCTATTTCTGGCAATTATTGGAACCAAGATAATAT